TGAATTACGTTTGTAAGGATAACGATGTGTTTTTTGATAGAAAAGAAGCTACTGAAGCAGCGATATTAAAAGCAAACGAAATTTATAATAATAAAAATTAATTTGTAAAAATGAAAAGATTTTTGTAAATTTGGAGAATTAATTATAAAAAGTAAAAATTTATGGAAAATTTATCTCCAAAAAAAGTGATTTCTCAAGAAATTCTAAAATTTAAAAAATTAGGAAAAGAAATTAAAATTAGTCCTAAAACTTATGTTAGTGTAAATAAAGAAAACTATTCTATTGTATATGGAACAGAATCAATTAGTATTAACATAGGAATAGGAAAAAATCATGTAGCACATTTAACAATGTCATTAGAAGCCTGGGAAGCATTAAACGAAGGACAAGAAATAAAAATAACAACATTAAAAGAATTTAAAAAAGAATATTTATAAACATGACAGAAGAATTTAAATTGCCTGAAGATATAGTTCAGGTAGAAAAACAAGCTCCTCCTAGAGATTTAGTAATTATTGGACAACCAAAAATTGGAAAAGGTACTATATTAGGAGAATTTACTAAAAAATATAATGCTTTAATTTTAGATTTAGAAAAAGGAGGATATGAATATATTCCTGCAAGAAAAATTTCTACTTATGAATTCCAAAATACAACAAGATGGGAAAGTTATCAAAATTATTTAAAAATTAGAAAATTATTATTAGAAAATTCTGGGAAATATGATTATTTAATTATTGATGGACTTTCTGATTTAGATGATCTTTCTGAAATTGGAGGAACAATTGCTTATCAAAAAAGTATATTAGGGAAAAAATTTAATAGACCTAATTCAGATCCAAGTAAAGAACCTTATCTGCCTACAGATCCTTTATGGAAATCTGTGTTAACTCTTCCAGATGGTGCAGGATATATGCATACAAGACAATGGTTTTTACAACAAATAGAATTCTTTAGACAAATTAGTCCTTATAGAATTTATGCTGCTCACGTAGCTGATAAATATATTAAAGATAATGGAAAAGAGGAAGTCGTAGGAAGTGAAATATCACTAACTGGAAAATTAAAAACTATTTTTGCATCAAAAGTTACTGCATTATGTAAACTTGTAGCAGATGGAGATGAAAGATATTTAAACTTCGATGTTTTAAATGATAGTATTATTGCAGGAAGCAGAAGTCCTAAATTAAAAGGAAGAATTCTTATTTCTAAAGCAAATAAAGATGAAACATTAAAAACTTATTGGGAATCAATATACAATTAGTAAATAAAATTAAAGAATATTATAATTAAAATTATGAACAAAGTAACTTATAAAGAAGAACCGTTACTATTTGATGAAATAACTGAATTTGCAATAGATAGTATACAAGATCACAGAAGAGGAAGTGGTTTCTGGAGAGAAGATATTATTGAATTCAAAGAAGAACATAAAAAATATTTTCCTGATATAGAAGACTTTGAGCAGTATTTAGGTACATGGAAAACAAATCAAGTTTTGTGGGATAGTGAATATGGATTTGAAGAAGAATTTTCAGAACTTATTAGAGTAGAGAAAAAAGAAGTAATTTCATATGAATGGGTAACTTTAACAGAATAAAAATTAAAATTAACAATTAAAAACCAAAATTATTATGTCGTCAATCGGAGGTAAAAAACGTGAAAACACAGAAAACAGTGATTATTCAAAAAAAGTAGGATTATTTGAAGCAAAGGTGATTGCTATTAATCCAACAGCAGAACAATACAAAAACTTATTAAACATTGAATTAAAAGAAGATAGTAAAGCTACAGAATATTTAGGAACAAATAATGATGGAAATGATTATTTGAGAGTTGATATTTGGTTAGAAGATGTAAAAGATGAAAATAGATTTAAAACTACATTTTTTCTAGAAGATAAAGTTAGAGAAAATAAAGATGGAACTAAAAAACAATATATTAATAATGTAGGAGTTTGTTCTTGGGCAGACGATGAAAACAATCTTCCTGATTGGTTTAAATCCAGAGAATATAGAGAGGCTTATGTTGGAGAAGAAGATTTTTATAATTTCTTAAGAACGTGGTTAGGTAATCTTGATTATAGAGACGCAGACACTGTTCTTCAATTAGAATGGAAAAAATTAATGAGAGGTAATCTTAGAGATTTAACAGAACAAATTAATGGAGAATGGTCTACAAATGTTGTTGCTCTTGCTACAATTATTTCTAGAGAAAAAGATGGAGAAGTTAAAGAATATCAAGGAATTTATAACAAAGCATTTTTACCAGCATATAGTCTTAAAAATTTTAGACTAGTAGATTATGATAATAAAGAAGTGCTAGAACAGCTAAAAGCTAAAAAACCAAAAGATTTAAAACCTCATGAAAAATTTGTTTTACAACTCACTGGAGAGTATGGTTGTAAAGACTTTTTCTTATTAAAAGATTTGCAAGATTATAATCCAGATATGAATCTTGTTGCTTCAAATGAACCATTATCAAGTGATGATGATGATTATTAATTAATAATATCCCTCAGGAATGAGGGATTTTTTATTATTATAAGTATGATAAAAGGATCTAAAAAAACAGCACTCACTCCAGAAACTATATTATCTAAAATTTCAGCATTTGATATTTTTAAATTTTATATGCCAGAAAAAGATTGGAGATTAAATACAGTTACATATTCTCCTTTTAGAAATGAAAATCACCCTTCTTTTGTTATTGGAAATAAATATGGAGAAATATCATTTATTGATTTTGCAGAAACTTCTTTAAGAGGGGATTGTTTTTATTTTGTTAAATGTTTATTTAATCTTTCTACAATGAATGATGTGTTAGTTAAAATTGATAATGATTTTGGTCTTGGTATATCTTCTAAAGAAAATGTGAATAAATACAAAGAAATTGTAAAGCAATATAAACAACCAGAAGAGTCTATAAAAAGATATTCATTAATTCAAGTAAAAACTAAAAAATTTACAAAACAAGAATTAGAATATTGGAATAGTTATCACATAGATATAGAAGATCTCAGGAAAGAAAATGTTTATTCTGTAGATAAAGTGTATTTAAATAAACAATTATTTTATACTAATCCTTATGAATTAACTTTTGGTTATTTATATGATGGACATTGGAAAATTTATCGTCCTTACAGTACAAATAAAAGAGGCAAGTGGCTATCAAATGTACCATTAACTACAGTTAAAGGTTTAGAGAATTTAAGACCAAATAAAAATACATTAATTTGTAAATCTTTAAAAGATTATATGGTATGTAAAAAAGTTTATCCGTATGTATGCCATATTCAAAATGAAAGTACTGCTGCATTAAGTGATGAAACTGTAGAATTTATTAGAAACAACTCTAAAGAAGTATTTTATGGAGGCGATTCTGATGAACCTGGAAAAAAAGCAAGTTTTGATATAACACAATCTTTTGGATTTAGACATATTAATCCTCCTGATGATTTGCTTCCAGATATAAAAGATTTTGCTGACTGGGGTAAAGAAAAGGGTTTACGAGAATTGGAAAGTCATTTCATAAAAAAAAGATTATTTGGTAGTTTCAAATAATTTACATATATTTATATAAAATATAAGTATATGGAAAAATTATGCAATGTATGTAAGGAATCAAAGCCTATTTCTGAGTATTATTTTAAAAAAGGGAATCCTATTTATTGTTGTAAATCTTGTCACAAGCTTCTTTCTAAAAAATATGTTCAAAAAAATAAAGAAAAAACATATGAAAGAATAAAACAATGGAATTTACAAAATCCAGAGAAGAGGAAAAAAATAAAAGAAAAGTGGATTAATAAAAATCCAGAGTATCATAAACAATACAGAGATAATTTTTATAAGAATAATCCTGAATATAATAAAAATTACTACTGGAAAAATCCAGAAAAACATAAGCAAGCTTCTAAAGAATTTAGAAAAAATAATCCTAAATACAATCAATATTATATTAAAAGTAGGTTAAAAAATGATATTAATTTTAGATTAGCATATAATATGAGACATCGAATAATATACGCAATTAAAAATTCTAACAGTAAAAAATCAACAAAAACTACAAAATTATTAGGATGTTCCTTTAAAGAACTAAAGGCTTACTTAGAATCTAAATTTCTTCCAACAATGACCTGGGAAAATTATGGTAAGTTATGGCATGTAGACCATATATTACCATGTTCTTCATTTGATTTAACAAACGAAGAACAACAGAAAATATGTTTTCATTATACTAACTTACAACCTTTATTTGCTGTAACAACTGTTATTGATGGAGTAGAGTATATCGGAAATATTAATAAAGGAAATAAAATTATTTAAAACAAAAAGAATTATTATGAATCTAGACAGACATGTATGGGAAGGATGGACAGTTCAAGATTTTGTAAATGAACTAGAACCATCTATTAAAATGATTATGGAAAACAATTCGTACATAAAAAAATTTGAAAATAAAAAACAATTAAAAGAATGGTGTATAGACAATCAACCTTATTATAAAAAATATATACCAGAAGTAGTTAATTATTTTAGTAAAAAGTATAATATAAATTAATAATATGAACACAAATTATACAAAGGAATTGTTATTATCAACTCCTTTACCACAAGAAACAAGAAGTTATAAACCAATTTCTCACGAACAACTAATTGATTTAACATTGGCAGGAATTGAAAAATCTGGTTTTAAATTAGAAACTGAATTATATAGTTCAGCACAAGAAGGTAATATTGCTAATGGTAGATATACAATTAGTAATGTAGCAGATAGTGAAATGAAACTGCAAATTGGTTGGCAAAACAGTTATAATAAACAACTTACATTAAAATTTGCATTGGGAACTCAAATAATAATCTGCCAGAACGGAATGGTATCAGGAGATTTTGGAGCTTTTAAAAAGAAACATGTAGGAGAAATTCAAACTTTTACACCACAAGCAATTACAGATTATATTAAATCTGCAGAAGAAGCTTTTAAAAGAATCCAGGTAGAAAGAGAGGCTATGAAACAAATTGAAGTAGATAAAAGAGTTATTTCTGAGCTTATTGGTAGATTATACATGGAAGAAGAATTAATTCAAAGTACCCAATTAAATATTATTCAAAGAGAACTTAAAAAGCCTACTCATAATTATGGAGCAGAAGGAAGTCTTTGGGAACTATATCAATTTACAACATTTTCTATGAAAGAAATTCATCCTAGACTATGGATGGAAAACCATATGAATGTTCATAAATTCTTTACAGAACAAGCAGGAATTATTCTTCCTTCTAAACAAATTGAAGTGGGAGCAAAATATAAACAATTAGAATTATTTGTAGATTAAATGGATTGGAATAAATTTTCTCATCAATTTGATGAAAGTTGGCATAATATAATAAAACCATTTATAGAAAGTGAAGAATGTGATAAAATATATGCATTTTTAAAAAAAGAATCTGCTAGGGGAAAGAAAATTGCACCTAATTCTTCTGATGTATTTAGATGTTTTAAAGAAACAAAATTATCAGATTTGAAAGTAGTGTTAATTGGAATGTGTCCTTACCACACAGCTTCTTTTAATAAAGAATGTATAGCAGATGGATTACTTATGGGTTGTTCTAAAACAGGTAAATTACAACCTACATTAGAACAATTTTATAATGGTATAGATAAAGAACTTTATGAAAGTAAAGATTTATATCATATTCTTGATCCAGATGTATCATACTTGGCAAAACAGGGAGTTTTGATGCTTAACGCTGCTCTTACTACAGAAATAAATAAAGCAGGCTCTCATTTGGATATATGGGAGCCATTTATGAAATATATATTTGAAAATATATTTGATGTAGAAAGAGTACCTATTATATTTTTAGGAAAAGAAGCAGCAAAGCTAAAAAAATATCTACCTATATTTAATTGGTCTTTTGAATTACCTCATCCAGCTTCTGCCAGTTATACACATACAGAATGGGAAACAGAAGGTGTGTTTGGAAAGATTGATAAAATATTACAAGAAAATCACAATGTAACAATTGAATGGCTGCATGACGATATGCCATTTTAATAATTAATAATAATTATGAATGAACTAAAATTAATTAAAGTTAGTGAATTAGAAATAGGAGATGAAATAATCATCTCCTCTTATTCTAATTTGAAATATTTAAAAGTAATAAAACTTCCTAAAGTAAAAACAAATAATTGGGGAAATTATTATACAAATGTAAAATGTTCTATAAAACAAGAACATCATGTGTCTAAATGGGGCAAAAAAATGAATATAAATATTTTTGAAACAGATGTAACTAAACATGATTCAATTGTTTATCAGGATTTAAATAACAGAGATATATTATTAGTAAAAAGAGAAAATAATTAAATTTTATATTATGAAAATAGAAACAAAATTTAATCCAGGACAAACTGTATGGATAATGATTGATAATAAACCTATAAAATGTATTATTGATGTAGTTATTCCTGGTTCAGTAGGGAAAAGTTTTAGATACAAGGATGCGTATACTATAAATGGATATAATGGAAACAGTCCAAAATTTTATGAAGAACAAATATTTACAACAAAAGAAGAATTAATTGAATCACTTTATTAAACTTAGAAGACATGATATTACAAAAACAAAAAGAAGCAAATGTATTATTTGAAGGAGAAACACAACAATCAATCGGAATGACTCTAGACTTAGATTCTGCACAAATTTTAATGCAGATGTTAAGTAAAAATCTTTATTCAGATTCTATAGGTTCTACAATTAGAGAAACTGCTAGTAACGCATTAGATTCTCATAGAAGAGCAGGAGTAGATAAACCAATTATTGTGTCTCTAGAAAATGTAAATGGAAATTATGAGTTTTCTGTTGAAGATTTTGGTCTTGGTTTAGATGCAGATGATGTAGAGAATATTATTTCCAAATATGGTAAATCTACTAAAAGAATGAGTAATAATGAATTGGGAATGTTTGGTTTAGGATTCAAAGCACCATTAGCATATTCTTCTACATTTTATTTTATAGCTAGAAAAAATGGAATTGAAAGAAAATATATGATGTATGAAGGAGAAGATGTAAACACTATAGATTTATTATATGAATCTGAAACTACAGAAGAAAATGGTGTTAAAGTTATTGTTCCTGTTAAATATTCTGATCATTATAGTTTTAAAAATAAAATTAAAGAGCAATTAGCATATTTTCAAAATGTGTACTTTAATGTTCCTGATATAGATAACTCTTTTAAAATTCTTAGAAATGAGCATTATCAATTATCTAATATTTCTACAGATAATTATTTACACATTTGTTTAGATGATGTGTATTATCCTATTGATTTTGCTAAATTAGGAATTAAATCAATTTCTTTTCCTATAGGATTAAGATTTGGATTATCTGATGGATTATTTCCAACTCCAAATAGAGAAGCAATTAGATATACTGAAGAGACTAAAAAAATAATTTTAGATAAAATAGAATTAGTAGCAACAGAAATAATTAAGCTATACAATTCTCAAATATCTGAAATGAATAATTTAAAGCTTATTTATGATTATTATCAAGGATATAATAAATCTATAGAATTAAATGGTTCAAAATATTCAATAGAAGGCTTAATAATTTATTCTAAAGAAAAAGTAAAAGAACCATCTGTAGAAGGAATTGAAAACATTAATTTAAGACATTTATTTAAAATTATAAACGATTCTTTATTTAGAGATTGGGAAGTTAAGTATACATTATATAATAATAGAATTTCACAATCTAAATATAATGAAACTATTTATTTAAGTAGATTGTTTGGTAAACAATTGTATGTAATTGATAGTTTTCCTAAAAATTTAAAAGATTACATTAGAGAAAGTTCTTCTAATTATAAACAAATATATTTTATAAAGAAAACAAAAAGTTTTAAATTGTTTCCTAATAGAGAATATAGTAATACATTTTCTGGAACATTAAATACTTATTATAATATTTTAAATTTAAAAAGTGTTCCTAGAGAAGATTGGAGAACTCATATTAAAGAATTTCAATTGTTAAAACAAAAATTAGAAGAATATATTTCAAAAGATTATTATAATCCAGAAATTCCTAAAGAATGGCTAGATGCAAGAAAAAAACAAAGAGTAAAAACTAATGTTGTTTCTGTTAGAGCAAATAAATTAGAAGGAGAAGTTTCTTGTAAAATTGCAACTAATCTATTAAGAGATGTATATGGAAAAAATTGTAAATTTGAACCTTTCATTTTAAAATTAAATGAGGTTTACAAAAATCCAGGACTATTTATTTATGAAGAATATGAAAATAGACATAAATTAGATAAATTATTTCCAATAACTTCAAAAAATAATATTAAAT